AATAAAGAATTAAATATATTGTTATAATATAAAAAAACATGCCTGGAGGCTTAATGAATCTTGTTAGTTTGGGACAACAAAATATTGTTCTAAATGGCAACCCAAGTAAAACTTTTTTTAAATCAACATTTCATCAATATACTAATTTTGGTCTCCAAAAGTTTCGTGTTGATTATGAGGGATCAAAAACATTGCGTCTTTCAGAAGAATCAACATTTACATTTAAAATTCCCCGTTATGCCGATTTATTGATGGACTGTTATATATCAGTCGCTATGCCTAATATTTGGAGCCCTATTCTTCCACCACAACAAGTAACTGATGAGACCACTGCTCAGGGTTTAGGTAATATCGAACAATGGGCTCCATACGAATTTAAATGGATTGAAAATCTTGGTGCAAAAATGATTGCAAAAATATCTATCACATGTGGTAATTATACATTACAAGAATACTCTGGCGATTATTTATTGGCATCTGTTCAAAGAGATTTTAGTGAGACCAAAAAAGCTTTATTTGATAAGATGATTGGCAATGTCCCTGAACTTAATAACCCAGCAAACGCTAATTCTCGTATTAATTCATATCCTAATGCTTACTATACCGGCGATATTGCCGGACCAGAACCATCCATTAGGGGTAGAAACCTATATATACCTTTAAACAATTGGTTTGGTCTTAAATCTCAAATGGCTTTTCCTTTAACTTCATTACAATATAATGAGTTACACATTAACATCACATTTAGACCAATAAATCAACTATTTGTTATTCGTGATGTTTTCGATGCGACCTATAATTATCCATATATAGCCCCAAATTTTAATTCTTGGTATATGCAATTTTATCGTTTCGTACAACCGCCTCCTGACGTATGTATTGGAATTGATTCATATACAGACCAAAGAGGGTTATGGAATTCCGATATACATTTAAATTGTACTTATTGTTTTTTATCAAACGAAGAAGAAAGACTTTTTGCTTTACAGGAACAAAAATACTTAATCAAACAAGTTCATGAAAACAAATATCCAAATGTTACGGGTCCTAATAAAGTAACACTTGATTCATTAGGTATGGTTTCTAATTGGCTATTCTATTTCCAAAGAAGTGACTCTAATTTACGAAACGAATGGTCTAATTATACTAATTGGCCATATAACTATTTACCTATAAACGTTATCCAGGCTCCAACCGACGGGACATATACAATTTATCGTACTCAAGGTAATATTTTAATTCCTGTATTAATTGGTCCTGGTGTTAATCCGGATGGTAACTTAACAGGCTTGTTAATAAGTCCTACGTATAATCCGCAAAATGATAAAAATATTTTAGTAGCTATGGGTATTTTATTGGATGGTTCTTACAGAGAAAATATACAGTCTGTCGGTGTATTCGATTATGTCGAAAAATATACGAGAACTACCGGTAATGCTCCTGATGGATTATATTGTTATAATTTTAGTATCAATTCAAATAATTCTGATTTGCAACCATCTGGAGCAATAAATATGAGCAGATTTAATCAAATTGAATTGGAATTTACCACTATTATTCCACCTTTAGATCCATTAGCACAAAGTTTGACTATTTGTGACCCTGAAACAGGAAATATTATTGGTGTAAACAAACCAACCTGGCGTATTTATGATTATAATTTTGACTTACATTTATTTGAAGAACGTATTAATGTTGTTAACTTTATTGGAGGAAATGTCGGATTAATGTACGCCACATAAATATAATTTAATAGAACAAAAGTATTATATATATTTACAAAATATTGTGTAAATATATATGAAAAATACAAAAACATTTAAGGGAGGAGTTTTACAAAATCCATATGATCCCAGAACAAATTTTTTTACATTTTTAAGAAATTCACATGTTTCTTTATTGTCTAATTCATCCAATTATGGTATTATTTTTCGTGTAGATCTAATAAATCCTCAACATACCACCCCTTATTATATGTTTAGAAGTAAAAATTTTGGAGAACCAATAAAGTCATTACTTATTAAAATTTGTCCATTAGTTACTGAATATAAAAGAAACCGGCCTATGTTGTTAATAGGAGGAAAGGAGAAAAAACTCACAATTAAAGATGATTTTTTAAAGGAATATTATAACCAAGTATATATCGCGTTGGATACATGCAAATATTTAGAAACGGTATGTCCTTTTCCTATTTATAATGATGCTTTTAATTTACCCAGTCAAACTGACGAATTCACTGAAATACCTATTATTAATGATGAATTGAATAATATAAGTGATGGTTCACCTACCGATTATATGTTTGACAACAAAGAATGTTTAAATTTATTACTTGAGAAAACAATAAATACAACCGATGACTTAAGTGATGATGAGGACGACGATGACGATGTTATTGATGAACTATTCGGAGGTAATAATAAACCAATATTACAACAATTAATTGATGGATTAACGCAAAATAAATATGATTCGTTAGGAATTATAGCAATGGAAATAGCAGACGATTTTAGAACCCTTAAAACCTTCAATAACGACCCTAACTACAGGTCGTATCAAAATTTTGGTAGATATGAATTAATTACATTAGCAATAGAACAACAAATAGTACATTGTGACTTTCATTCTGAAAATTTAATGATAAATCCAACATATGAAGGTTATTTTGAAGGAAAACCCGGAAAGTGTTTATTGATTGATTTTGGATTAATAAATAAAATAGATGATATGAAATGGAATGAAATAAAGGAATTATATAATCAAAAAAAATACGAAAGACTAATAAATATAATTTATGAAATTAGTATTCCTGAACCATTATATGAATATCCAGGGTATACATGGTTTAAACAAATAACACCTGAGGATATTTCTCAATTAGATGCATTAATAAATCTCAGAAACTTATCGAAATCATCATTGCAACAATATTCACGCCAATTAAGGGCAAGTGACCCTGAAACATCATATCCTAAAATTCCATTAAGTCTAAGAACATATCAAAAACATTTACCAAAAATGGCTTATGGTATGTTATTAAGTGGCGGAGGTTCTTATGGCGCAGAAAATATCGATTTTTTATTGAAAAATATACTTAAAACTATTTCTATCGGCATAAATTCATTATTTAATTTATACGACAAAATACACAAAAATGATAAAACGAATGTATCAACCTTTTTCGGATTTAAAACACCTAATATCGAATTAAAAAAATCCATATTTGGTTTTAAATCCAATGCTATTAAATCACAGCCTATTAAATCACAGCCTATTAAATCACAAAATGATTTGATGAACGAAAAAATCAATATGAACCAAAATAATATTTATGAAAGAGATATTCAAATACCAATATTTGCAGACATTGGTGGTAATTATAGAAAAAAACCTTCTATGAAAAAAACACATAGGAAACGGTCAATTAAAAAAAGATCTTCAAGAAAACATAAATATTTACGATAATGATGAATTAGCAGCCGGTGCTATTGTATTATAAAATTGTCCGGTTGCTGTTATTGTGGTTGGATAATTCGTTTTAAAATAAGGTAATTTTCCAATAGTTTCATCTATTAAACCTTGATTATATTTATCATTGATATCCTGCTTTTTATTATATAGTTCCAATCCTTTATTGAATGATTTTGTCCATATATCCACACCTTGATAATTTGGTTTAATTTGTGCATCTTTTGAACCTGGATAAACCTCTTCAAAATTCGCACCATGATTATTATATCCAGTTGTTAATGGACTATATTGTAATCCCATATTTTGACCTAATTTTCCAGTAGCATCATATGGTTCAACTGGCATATTTTTCAAATCATTATTAGTACATCCTTGACAATCTACATCAGAAGTGCATTGTTCTCTGGTTATAGCACATTGTGATTTCGGACCACAAAAGTTTTTGCAACTTACTGGATTATTTATGGGAAGATCAACAGTATGACTATATAATGGTGAATTTACGTCATTATAATTTATTGTAGCATCTTTTGGATAAGGTATTATATTATACGAATACTGTTCAAAATCAGTTAATCCTTCTTTTATTGGTTTATCGAAGTATA